GGTATATTCCTGCCAGTTACCCGATGGCGAAGCGGTGTCCTTATCGGTAGCAATGCCCATGTAGGCTTTACCATCACCTAACGCTTCAACCGTAGTAAATCCGGTACCGCTTGCATCATCAGCCCAAGCAAACCAGGTATAGCTTTTAAACGTGTTACCAATTAGATCAATGATGGAGGAATTATCAGCGGAGGTTGTTGCTACTACAGGGCCATACCAACTGCTAACACCGTAGTTATTAACGGTACGAGCCCAAACATGATACGCAGTATTAGCATGCCTATCTGGCCACACAGCTTCTTTACCTGTGCCGATGACAGCCGCATCTACGATATTGTTACTAAGCCCACCTAAGACCTCAAACTGCGTAGTTTGCGCAATCGCAGCGGCTGTTGTGGGGCGGAGTGTCAGCGTTAATGGCCCCGCAATCACTTCAATTCCCATCACAGGAGCTGGTAAGGTCGCCCCAATGGTGAGAGTTGCAGGTACATTCGAGCGGTTAGCAAAGAGGTTAAGCGCCCAAACAGATACGGTATAAAAGCCCGTATCAAATTTAGGCAGTAACAAACGAGTGGCATCGGCATTGGTTTGATAAATAACTTCCCCAAGTCCGTTACTCACCTCGATAACATAGCGATAGCTACTGTTATTAGCGGGGGCGCTCCATGTCAGTTCGCCTTGCCATTGTGGGTCATCTTGATATTCAAGGTACTGCAAACCAACGGGCGTCGGTACCGTGGCCGGATTGGGTAAAATCACGTTAGGTGTTAAGTCGCGCTCGGTATAGCTGCCCATGGCGTAGTCGAATAACTCGGGTGAGGTTTCAACCAAAATCAAACTAACGGGCTTACCGTAATCAAACTGCCAATCAACAATTTGAAAGGTACCATCAATCCCCAAGCGCGGCAGGCTTAAGCCCACCACTTTCCCCACACTTACTGCCACACCAATCATTTTAATAGGCATCGAGATTTGCATGCCTGCACGCTTCTGCTCTAAGTACAGTTTACCTAGGCGTTGGGCAGTCCATACTGATTGGGTAAAGGGAAGATCTAAATCGTGATCAATATATTCGCCATCGTCTTGGGCGCGATAATAGCTAGACTCATAGGGCGGGAAGTCGGTTGGCTGGTAGAAGTTCTCGGGGTCAACAAATGTGCCGCGCACCGCGTTACACAGTTCAGCACGGGGCGTATATGGCCTAACATCAATATCACCAGCGGCATCATCCTCGGTCAGCACAAGTACCTCTGGCCCTTGGTACACACCCGCATATAGCCGATACTGGCCGCTAACATACACATGCATACCTGCACCCGCAGTGAGCATTTTCTCCATAATGGATGAAGGCGATACATCCTGGTTATAAGTACCGTTACAGGTATAGCGCTTTTCAAATTTACCCGCTTGATACTCAACCAACTGATCACTGTCGTTTGCTGCGGCAGCAAAATAACTTAAATCAATCTCATGGGCCGCAGCCCCTACGCCCGACTCAAAGCGGTTGTAGTCCAAGCAACACAAGGCCCAGTTATCAGACCACGTCCACGTTGTGGGCTGTTCCCAGTCATGGTTAGCATTGCGTGGATCAAATACTTGTTTGCCCCGGACTAACGCCTTGATATTCGGTACACCATTGGGAAATACCTTAGTATCAAACTTCAAACGAGCATAGAGATAAGTCACCCCAAAGCCCACATGGGCCGATGTCCATTGGCTGCACTCGGCGGTTAAATCTGGATCAGAGGTGGTTTGATTTCCAAGGTGAATTTTGAGCCGTGCAACACTGGCATACTTTGAGGTTAGCGCACCATTGGCCCATGCGACCTCATCACCAAAATAGATTTTTTCAACCCCATCACATCGATGGCCCGCCAGCGGGATCACTAAATGCAGGTAGGCATTATCCGTTCCGGTTTCCTCTGCAAACACCAGAGGACCAGATACCATGGCTCTGCCGTAAATCCCACGCCTAGGTTCGACAGGGCTACGCAACATCTGTTGCTGTGAAAAGGCTTCGTTGGCAAAACTGCCACCATCAAACTTAGGCGTGGCTGCATAGGTCAGTGCCGCAGCGCCAATCCCAATCGCAATGGCCGCAGCGGTAGAGACTACCCCAGCAGCCGCAACACCCGCCGCAATCCCAACTATGACTGGTGGCATGGCAACCTCCAACCAAACTGAACCATAGCCAAAGGTAATGGCACCGCGCCTTGTTCACCCATCGCCCACACATTAGCCCCCCAAACAATCCCCAGTGCGGGTGCATCGTCTTGCATCAATAACGCAATATCGCCACGCGCCAATGCTAATGCACTCACACGTTCCCCAAATGCATCATCAGCAATATCGGCGACAGAGTTAAAGCCCGCGCTGCGTAGTGCGCGTTTAGCTCCTGACGGACTGTGGTAACGATCGCGCAGCTCCGCCGCAGGATCAAAACCACACATTTTTCGCACCCAGTCGGCAACGAATAAACAGCAATCACACTTACCCCATTCAAAGGGGCGACGGCGGTAATACGGCAAAAAGCTAACAAAGTTTTTAATCATCATTACCTCTGTTTCAACGAGTTGCCACGGCCGCCACCGCCACCGCCAGAACCGCCCACAGCTTTACCAGGTACGCCCCAAAAAATTTCTTTCTCAGCCATTTGGCTAACAAACTCAAAAAACTTATCGCCAGGGTGGCGGGCTTGTTGGTCGGCATCGGTATAGCGACTATTGCGGGAGTTCTTCCAATCCACACCACGGCTATTAAGATCAAGCTGGATAGTTGAAGGGTTGCCTAAGCGGATGTTCATCACATCCATACGGCCTGAAAACAAAGTGTCACGGGCAACGATTTGGCAAAAGTTATCGAGGGCGGCCAAGTACAAACTGCCTTGCCTATTTTGATAATGTTCGGTCAATGCCACCGAGGCCAACTCTTGCGGGATACCTGATAAAGTTAACCGTAAGCGCTGGGGTTGAACTTGGCCTGATTGCTTAACCATCCCCACTTTACCCAGCACCCCTGTGCCCTTGTAAACCAAGCCTTGATAAAGCGCATCGCCCACACCAGAGTGCAGGCGCAACATGCCAGAAGCGAAGTCCAGTTCTGTCATTAAGATGGCGCAGATGTTCGGACGGCGTAACCACTCTTGCATGGCTGGCGTCATAAACTGATTCATAGACTGACGTCCTCAATAAGTGAAAGGGTTAAACTGGAGAGGATCAGCCGCTTAGTAGAACGACGACCACCTTGGTCATCGTCCTTTAGCATCATCACGGCTTTTGCTTTGCGGGTGATAAGTGCGGTGCCGTCATTGGGGATATGTCGCATTGGCGCTTCAAACAAAAGCTGACATTGACCTAATGCATTTGCAGTCGCATCTGCGGTCATAATGTGGAGTTGGTTATTGAGTTGAAAGTAATCACCCGTGCGTAAAAACAGGGTGTTAGGTTGGCAACCGCGCACAGTTAGCTGATACCCAAACTGACCTGCACCATGTACAACTGGCGCTCCGACTGCACTACCACGCGGGCTAGCAAACGCATGATCCCAAAGCTGGATGCGGCCAGCAGCACCGCGTAATTGTGCTAACAGGCCAAACAGAACAGCCCCTTTCGCACGGGTCAGCGTATCAAAGCGCAGTTGGGCTTCCCACGCTGCTCCTGGCAGTTCTAATGTTTGGCGTGAGCTATTAAACGGATTGCTAAATACTTCCGTTTGCGCCTTTAAGCGCCACACACATTCAGTGGGATAGATATCGTCAGGAAAAATTAACATAGGTCAGTCAACAAGGGCCGCTAAATCAGGGTGTGGCCCAGTGTGACTGACTACGTTGTTTGGCTGGATTGGAAAGGTTTCGGGATAGCGTTATCCCCTAGCGCGAAACACCTCGCCGCGATTATTAAGATCATCCACCACCGCAGCCTTGGTCATTTGAACAAGTTGTGGCAGTACATCTTCAAGGGTCTGGGCGTCACTATCGTTTTTGACCACAATGGTGTTGCTTTGCTGGATCACAATATTGCTTCCACCTGAGCCACCGCTCGCTGTTGCCTGCATCGCATTCATCAAGGTTTGTTGCTGCTTGCGGGTGTAAATGGTTTCGCCGCCATCGAGCAAGTACGTACCTTCACGGGGGATAGTACCACCACCATGGAACTTACCAATAATGCTCGGCAGCAAGGCCAGTGCAGCAACCATGGCCGCCATACCAATCATGGCCCCACTACCCATAGTCGCAATTGAGGTGGTTGCCGCTGCGGGGGCCATCGAGGCGGTAATTGCGGCTCCTGTACCTGCGGCAGTTGTCGCTGCTGTAGCTGCATTGGTCGTCATTAGCGTATTATCAAATGCAGCAGCTAGCGCTTTTTGTGCCATCCACTCCACTAACATTTGCACCGCCGCCTTACCTACACCCTTGAGCACTTGTTGAGTCGCTTGGCCAAAATCATTAGCTTCAAACAATGCATCTGCCGTGGCACTACCAATCCCTTGGCTCATACGCTCAACACTGTTCTGCCACATCTCATTCCAATCAAAGGCCACACTTTGGTTGATGCCCGTCATCGCCTCAGCATGTCGCCGCTGTTCGGCTTCAATCAAGGCATTAATCTGGGCGCGTTTGGCCACCTCTGATTCAGGGGTGCTATTCAGCTCGGTATTGAGCACATCCAGGTTATTGGTATGCGTCTGTTGCTCGGCATATTTAGGATCAAGTTGGTTTTGTAACTGGCTATAGGGGGTGCTGGCCTCATACTGGTTTTTCAGTTGTGCCAGCAAGCGAGTGCGTTCGGCAATCGGCACGTTAGCCGATTCAAAATAACCCTTTAATAACGCCTCATGTTTGGCGTATTCCTTGGCTGCTTGGGTGACTGGGTCAATGGTACCCAGTAGGGTTTTAAGTTGATCTTGGCGTCGCTTCTCGGCTTCTTTATTTTTCTTGGTTTGCTCTTCGGTGGCCTTGGCGGCATCGAGATCGGCGGCCACCTTTTTCAGCTTTTCGGCCATCAGTGGATCGAGGCCCTTCAATGCCCCGATCTCCAACTCATAACGTAGCTTAGCCGCTTCAGAGGTTTTACCGTAAAGGGTCAACTGCTTTTGCAGATTGATCAACATTTCAGCGGCGGTCTTAGTGAGATTGGGATCAACGATAGTAGGGTCAGCTTTAATCTCTGGCATACCCACAGCAAATAATGCTTGCTGCTTTTGACTTGCAAGATCGAGCTGCTTATTCAGTTCCTCTGCACGGGCTTTTAATTGTGCAATTTGGTCATCATCGCGCAGATAACTGCCGTTAAATGCATCATAGGCTGGCTCCCGATTAAGCCGTTCAATCTCTGCGGTAGTAGCAATCAACTCATCCCGCAACACTTTCATTTCGGTACCAAGGACACGGACTTTTGATTGACGTTCAAGATCCGTCAGCTTTTGATAACTGCCGACTAAGCTGTCAACTTTACCGCTCAAATCATCAGTAGGCTGTGTGGCATTATCGGCTGTCATGGCCCAATAGGCTAAGGCGGCTGCACCCATCATCACCAATCCAGCAGGGCCACCCGCAAGTGATAACGCAGCATTTAAGGTTCGTGTTGCAAGCGTAGCTGTGCCTGTTGCCACGGTTAGAGCTTGACGGGCGGCCGTGAGCCTAGCCTCTGCAACGACCGCTTGTCCGGCCGAAATAACGGATGCTCTTAACATAGTTGCGCGTTGCAGTTCTGCTTGTGCGGCGGCAACGCTCGCAGTTCTAGTGCGATAACTGGCCACTTCATTGGCAATCAAGCTTGTGGCATGAGTGCCTAATGCAGCCGTTCCGCGCCCAAGAGCAAGGGCAAGACCGACTCCGACGATATTTGTTAAGGTGCCAAAGTTTTCACTAACGCTGACGATACCGCTGGCAAGGGTGGCAGTAACACCATAGGTTTCATTGCTTTTACCTATCCAGTCGCTATAGACGTTATTCAATGCCGTTAGTGCATCCCGCACGGCTGTCGGCATGTCCTGAACGGCTTTAAGGTTTTGTTGGTGCGATTGCAACAATGCATTGGTCAGGTCGGTAATCGACAACTTACCCGAGGTACCCAATAAGCGGATCTCTGCGCCTGTTTTACCTGTGGCAGTGGTGAGGTTATTGAGGACGCTCGGCATCACCCCAAAGATAGATTGCCAGGCATCGGCCTCAACCTTGCCTTTCTGAATCGACTGGGACAGGGCATCCTGTGCCTGCTGCGCTTTATCCGCGCTGGCGGCGTTAGTCACTAGCAAGGCGCTGTAGCTGTCCACAATATCAATGGACTGGTTTAGGTTATAACCAAGGTCGCGCAAAATCGGCGACATGCGGGTAAAGTTCTCGCGGGTTTCGGTCAAACTGCGATAGGTTTGGTTGGCGCTGGCCACCATGCGCGATTGAGCATATTCATACTCTGCCGCACTGGTGGTGGCCATCTTCATCCGTGACGCCATTTGTCCCCATTCATCGGCGCGATCAATAAGATCCATGGCGGTCAAGCCACCTGCAAGTGCAATGACTGATTGATACAAACCACCAAAGCTTTGGCTTGCTTCATCCGCCGAAGTTGCCGTTTTATCTAACCCTACGGCCGCCGTTTTACCCGCTGTGCCGGTGGCCTGTAACTCACCCGTTAAGCCGATGAGTTCTTTTTTAGCACCGCCCACCACGGTCACCAGCTGGCGGCCGTCGGCGGTTAATGTCAGTGCAAGTTTTAAATCATTCATCTAAGTGCTCGTTAAAAATGTGAGTTACTGTGGTAGCGATCAGGCGCAGCTTTAGATAATCATCCTTGCTGTACTGGCGCTCGGCCATTTCAGCATCAGCCTTCACCGCCATAATATCTAACCCCTCGCATATGCGACCTTGCCACCGCATCAGTTCCGCGACTTGGCACCACCACTGCAGGGCACTTTGGTGCTCATCCCAAAAGAGTACTTCTGGGGCGTCATCCTCGATGTCAGCCTCAATCCCAAGGGCTTTTAAATCATCATCGAGTTCGCGCTGTTCTTTATCGGTTAATGGGTTACGGGCATATAACGCCCGTAACCCATCGGTTAGTTTTTTCTTGCGGCTTCGCCCGTTGAGGCTCGAAGGTAAGCATTGGTGACGGCCAAACTAAAGGGCTGCCATTGATACAGGGCGGCGCGATTATCGGCGGTGGCTTCCATAGGTTCACCATCCGCATCACTAATGCCATTCCACCCGAGTAGCACGCGATCAAATGCGGCTTTAGGGCTTTGACGAATCAGCGCAATCCATTCATCTTCAGGGATAAGCTCTAGATCGACGGTAATCTCGTGCTCAGTCACTTGGCCTTTATCGCCCGATACCTTGAGGGGGGTGGGCCATTCTTTAACAATCCGCTTTTTGGTAAAGACAAACATAAATTCTCCTGGTGCTATTTGGTGGTTAATAGGTCAATGGTTGAAATGGGTTTAAACGGAATTTCATAGGTCAGAGTGCCATCCTGATCGCCATACTCTGGACGGCCTAGTGAAATCCGTGAGCTGCTCCAAATCACTTGGTTAAGGGCGCTACCATGGCTAAACTCCATCGCCACTTCGGTGTTGTTGGCTGCCAAGATAAAGGGGTCAAACTCGGCCAGACTAGCCGCTTCGATAATGATCTTACCGCTGGGTTTAAAGTCGGTGATCAGCACTTCTTCAAAGCCTACATATTCGGTATAAGCAACCGTGTTGGCTTGGTCATACTCAAAGCTAATCAGTTTGGCCGCAGCTCCCGCTAGCGAAAAGGCGCTATGTTTAACGCCCACTGGCTGTGGTTTTTTCCATGCGGCAAAGTTGGTGGCGGGCATAGCAGCGACCGTCACGGGCACAAATAGCCCCGTAAAGGTAAACATAATGCTTGGCAGTTCTTTGGCTTTAGCCGAGATTTTAAAGGTGCCACGGGCACCTAATAGCGCATGCAGTACGCCGTGGTAGTTCATGTACATTGTCAGCGAGGCGGCGCTGTCTTCATTAATGGCCATCACCACACTGGATGCACCAGGGGTAATATCCCGTGAGCAGGCTTGCACCAGTGGTGCCCATGCTGGGGCTAAGTTCGCGGTGCCGCTTCCGGCCAAGTCCACGCTAAATTCAACCGTGGCATAGACCTCGGTTGCCAGTTCTGGGCTATTGCCGAGGTTGCCGTCGTCATACTTCAGCTCGGTATTGTCCCCAGCCATAGGGACGATTTTGACATCTCGCCCGAGCACAGCCACGGGGACGCCTGCGGCTATCGCATCCACGCCGTAGGTAGCTTCGAGGGCAAACAGTAATGCTTTTTTACGTGTTTTACGTGCCATAGTGTTAAACGCCTAAGGCGTCCTCCGTGTATTCAGTAGTAAATTTATCGAGCCACGCAACAGTACCTGGGCGCGACGGTTGCAACTGGCCACCGCTTAAGTACAGCGGTGTGTAATCTTCATGGGGTTCCCAACCATAGAGCAGTGCGCGGATCTGTTGTCGCTGTGCAATCACATCAGGTTGGGCATTATTGCGGGCAGGTACCACAAGCAGCACGCCAATCGTCGTGGTAATGGTATGGCGATAAAGCCCCATGCCTTCAACTAACGGGCCTACACGCTCTTGTAAATCGAGCACAAACAGTTTTTGCCGTGGTACGTTTTTATCTTGCAAGTCACCGAGCGCGATTAAGCCTTCAACATCAACGAACTGAGTCTTAAGGCGGTCGATGATCAAATCAGGTATAGAGATCATACAAACCCCTTACTGGCCTGACGTGACCAAACAGAGCCTGCCGATTGCACCTCGGAGGTATTGCTACCTTCTGGCGTGTCTGTCACAGGTAAGCCCAGGGTCACTGAGCCATTGCTGATTTTATCCAGCAGTTTAAGTGCATCATCGTGGCGCTTGGTGACTTGCTCCGTTGCTCGCTCGTCGTATAGGTAGTAACGGGCTAAGTCGCAACTCACCCGATTTAACACATCGGGCACAGTTGCAAGGGGCAATGGATAACGTGCGGCTAAGTAGCCATCGATCGTGGCCTTCGCATCATTAAGCGCGGCATCGATCACCGCGCTATCCATCACACCAGCGCCACTACGGTCACTTAAATCAATAAGCTCAGCCTCGCTAAAGCGGTTTTGCATATCGGCTAGGGTCGCATAGGGCGTGGCGTAGCTCATGGTTATGCACCTTGCTCAGTGGTATCTGCTTTGGCTGCATCGCCAGTGGCATCATTCTGGGCATCGGCAGGCACTTGCACCTGAACTGCCGCAATGGCAGCAACTAAATCAGGTTTGTTCATGCTCTTAAAACCGATAACTTCCAATGACTCAGCAAGCTCCTTTAGCTCTGGAACTGTCATATCGGCCAAGCTCTTTTGCTCGCCATCGTGAGTTACGACGCCGCCAATCGTGCCAGTTAACTCAGTGGTGGCTACACCATCTGCACTATTTGCAGCGCCCACACTCCCTTGCGTTTGTGCCAAACCAACCGTGCTGGTGTCACCCGCGCTAGGTAAGCTTGCAGGTGCAGCTTCTTCGATGCTAAGCACCAAACGGGGGTCAGCGTTAATGGCTTGTAACTGAGCATCGGTAAATGCCGTTGCTTCAAATTCATTTTTGCCTTTAGCAAACCCGACACCCGCACGGCGATAGCCATCATGGGCACTGCAAGTAACAACAATCGTTTTCTGAGACATAACATGGGTTCTCCTAAGAAATACGAGGGCCTAGACGCTAGGCCCTTGAAGGAATGAAGTGACGCTCTAGCAGCAGAGCGTCCTTGCTCCTACATATAATCAGCCACTAATACTTCGAGTTGACCTGCCAAGGTGTTGCTGTCGCCATTAATGGTTTGCTTCATGGCTTCAAGCGCTGCCTGTTGCTGAGTACCGCGCACTACCAGCATATTGGGCTTGATACCCAATGGCTTTCCACCATCGGCTTTAAACCCGCGCATAGCTTCGATCGCGGCCCAGATATTGGCGGCGGTTAATGGCTTGGTGGAGCAGTAGGCCATTTGCCAGAAGCCGTAACCCCCGTTAGCACGGCAATCTACGCCATAGCGGAACTGCTTAGCTGTAAATACCGCTTCATCATCGAGCTTGGTCATGGCAACAAATTGCATAGGCTCGCGATCTTGGTAAAGCAGTGGCCTTAAGGCACGGGTGGTATCGAGTAAGTACCACTTAGTTTGCGGTACGCCGCCGTTATCATCGTAGTTACTTACGCTGGTCACAGCGCCTGTACCATCGGGATTGGCGTACACTGGATGGTCGGTATCAAAGAAGTTTTGCCCGTCGTAACACAAGCTACTGGTACCCGCATCGAGCATCGGGAACAACAGTTCGTCGGGGAAGACTTCAGAGGAACGGCCCATTTCCTCAAATAATGGCGCATACACACCAATTTCATCATCTTTGATATCGTCACGGTCAACACCAATCGTGGACTCAAATGGCTTATTGACGACGGAATAAGAACTGGCAGTCATATCGTTAATTACCCGATCGCCAATCCATTCGCGGAACTTAGGCCACTTACCTAACCAACCGTAAGTATTGGACTTACTGGTTGACGGAACCACAGTCGCAATTTTTTTGTACTGGCTCGCGGCTTGGCTCTTGCCCTTTTCAAATGACTGATTAAAGCCCGTCATCAAGGCGGTGAGGGTTGCTGGTGTAATAATCATTGGTCAATTACCCCTTTTTAGAAGCGGCAAAGTCTTTGTGACTAATGCCAAGTAAGTCGGCGACCTCTTTGTCTTCCGCTGTTAAGGCGGCTAACCCCTTGTCTTTATCAAGGTCAGTGGTCGTAGTGGTGGTTTGGGTGGTGGTGAGCGCCGCAATCGCCACGCGATCGTCAAGCATGGTTTTAAGGGCTGCCACGCCTTTTTCTTTACCCACGGTTTCTAACCACTCACGGTCAGATTTGCCGTAGATCTTGGCCTTTTCTTTTTCCAGCAACTCGGCCACCGCATCGGTACCCGCTTGCTTACTGAGTGCGGCCACCTGCACTTGCAACTCATTAAAGGCCGCCACAGGCACAAACTGAGATGGATCAATGCCAGTAGGTTTGGCTTTGAGTGCTGCGACTTCTGTCGCGGCGGCTGTCGCCTTCTCGGTTTGCTCTTTGTGCGCAGTAATCGCCTTATCAATCAGCGCTTTTAGGGCAGCAGCATCTTCGAGGTTTACCCCCTCGACGCTGATCCCGAGCGCTGCGAGTAGGCGCAGTAACTCTTCATTCATGGTGTTGTCTCCATTAGTGGGGTTGTAAGGTGTAGAACTTTTAAGTGCGGCGATGGCACGCATACCATCGAGCGCGGGTTGATTGGTTAGGGCCACATGCAGCAGCTCCAATACTTGGCCTGTGATCTTGCTGTAGGAAAATACTGCGCTGATATAGCGGTACTCTTTGGCGGCGATATGAGCGCTGGCTTTAGGTGTCCATTCCACTGGATTGGCAAACAAACCTTGCCCTGGCACATAACTCAATGAGCTGCCTTTAAACCAGCCCGCAGCGGGGGCGGGTTGACCGTTTTTCTCGGTGTTGAGGGTTTGGTGTTCATAGTCAAAGTGAAAGTCGTTCACTTTGGCTTTGGCGGCGGCTTGGATAGATTGCCAAGCCGCACCATTCATCAGCCATTGACCACTGGGTACATCGAATGGGCGGCCATCCGTGGCCTTAAACAATCCATCTGGGAGCAACTGCACACTGGTATCGCCAGACTCAAGCGCTAGCGAGCACGCCACAGTGCCCACAGTCTCTGACGCAGAGGCGTTAACTGCAGGACTGGCTTTAGCAGTGAGTGCAGCAACAGCAATGGCAATGGCGTTTAATCTAGGCATAAAAAATGGGTACTCAGTTAACGTGAGTACCCATTCTGTGGTGAGCGGTAAAACTATCGGATTGGAAAGGTTTCGGGATTAATTAATTTGGATTTGATATTGGGTTAAACAACCTTTAAACGCTTCCACTTCACCAGTGGTATTAATGAGCGACGCAGCACTACTCTCATACAATGCAACCTTGCCATCATTTATCACATCTGCACTCATAATCAGGTAGTTCATTGTCCCTGTATAGGTTTCAACCCTAATCCCTGTGGCGCGAGTTGATTGACGAACCTCAAAATTAACCCCGCCCCAATGGGCTTTATTAAAACCATCAGTTAAACAGTCAACAAAGTGCGCCACGTTATCAGGCATAATGTTACCGGATGAAATAACCGTAAATTCTTCTGTGTCTGTTCTAGTTGGCGAAGAGCAAGCGGTAAGCGAAGCAACAAGTAAAATGAGTAAAGCCTTTTTCACACGCATATCCTTATAGATGATTAACTTGATTCAGTATTGGTTGGCAGCATAACCCAGTTTAAAACCCGTTTAAATCCTTCTTAAATCGTTTAAGTGGTTTTTAGATAAGCCGTTGTACCAAGTTAAGCTTTGCACCGCTTAAATCGCGTTTTAGGCGCTCAAGCAGTAAATAAATCCTAAGCCATTAAATAGTCGCCAATGGTGGCAATAATCTCTACCTCATCGGTTTCGCTAATCCCCAAATGGGGGCGTGCAGGGATCTCTTTATTGGGGATCATGCTATTGGGCGCGGTAGTGCCACCAAATTGATGCATAGCGGCATAGACCATAGTGCTACCCAGTTGCATTTGGTCTTGGGTGGTTTGATAAACCAAGTTATACAGATAACCCCGCTCGATCAAAATCTTGTCTTGGTTCCGACTTTTTACACTAAGGGTATAATCGCTCAGTGGTGTAAAGGGGGTTCCGTCAGGGGACTCTCCTGCGGTGATGCGGTCTTGCGTGCTTCCTCTGAGGTATTCTGCAATCGCATTTAAGGCAGGTTGTAAATCCTGGCCTCTATCAATCAACTGTTGAAATGCAGTTAATGCGCCATCAAAACCCTGTTCTGTAATAGTGATCTGTGTGCCAGCCATGTGCTATGCTCTTAAGTGTTCAAGTGGTGAAGGTGAGGCTCGGCTCAATACCGTAAACCGCTGGCGGCACAGTCCGAGACTGGGCTCGCTCCTAATCCTTTTTGTCTGCTTTATCCTTTGCATCGTCTTCTGCAACATAAACTAACATCCCTGACCGTTGATTATTCACATAGGTGATTTGCTTTACGGGGATAAATGTCCATGCCTCCAACATACCCTTAGCCACTTGCGCTACCACTAATTGCCCCTTGTACTTGCCCGCGTTCACCATTCGAATAATCCGCCAGCGTAACTCAATCTTGCCCGTGCCTTTGTGGCGCTCAAAGGATGCCCACACTTCATCAGGTTGGGTTAACACTTCGGGCAATAGCGGTAGCAAAGGGGCGCGGGCGATATCGATATGCTTGGCTAGACTGGCGGCATTCACATACACAGGGTAAGGGCCACTTTGCCACACAGTATCAGCCCCACCGAGTACCTGAGTGACCAATGTTTGTAATTCGGCTTGCGTGCTTACCTTATCGGCTAAGGCCACAGTATTAGGGTGTAAGGGTAATAACTCAGGTCGGCCTGCGGTTCGCCAGTTCCCAGCGGTGAGAGGTTCCCAGGCTTCGCTTTTAATCGCCCGCCATTGGGCCATGGCTTTGTCCGCGAGCTGCTGTCCTAAATGGGTTTGCCCTGGTGAATAATCAAAGCCAGGATCAATCCCTTTAGGCACCTTAAGTACTTCACCCGTTTTAGGGTTTACCCACTCATAGCTTTCATCTGCGGGCAACTGGCTCACGCTCAAGCCTTGGCGCTTAAGTTGGCCCTCAGTCATCCCGCGTACCGAGCAAGTACAGCCCCAACCGTTTTGCGGAAAATGCGTTGGCCACCACGGGCTACTTGCTGGCAACACCATATCGTGCCAACGTAAATGATCTTGCCTTGGGGTGGCGCTATGGCCGTGTTTATATTGCCAGTAGGGGAACTGTTGCAGTTGATCCCAGCGCCCAGCGTTGTAGCTTTGGCGCATATTGGTATCGTAAATAATCTGCGCTCGCCAGTCGGCATTGCCCGTATGATCCCAACCG